TGATCCGCCGCGTTCCCACGAAGCTCTCGCGTGCGGCGAAGCGCACGCTTGCCAAGTTCGTCTTCGATTTCCTGCGCAGCAATGCGGCCATCTACGACGGTAAGGCGCTGTTCCACGTTGACCACGCCAACCTGTTCACCTCCGCGCTGGACAAGGCTGCCTTGGCAGCGCACCGCCTGGCGATGCTCAAACAGACCGAGCTGAGTAGCAACGACCGCATCGGCATTACGCCCACGCGCCTGGTCGTGCCGGTCGAGCTGCAGGAGACCGCCGTCGATCTGTTCAAGCTGTCCACCAACAACGAGAAGACGTTCATCCAGTCGCTGACGATGAACATCATCCCCGTGTGGTACTGGCCGGACGCCAACGACTGGTGCACCGCCGCCGACCCAGCCGACATCCCCGGCATCGAGATGGGCTTCCTGGATGGCCGCGAAGAGCCCGAGCTGTTCGTACAGGACACGCCCAACGTGGGCTCCATGTTCGCGGCCGACAAGCTGACCTACAAGATTCGCCACATCTACGGCGGCGCGGTGACCGACTACCGCGCCTTCACCAAGGCCGTGGTGGCCTGAACTCCAAAGCCCGCGTAGGGCTAGTGAAGTGGCTGGCATCCCCAACTGCCCGGCCCGCTCCGCAAGGGGTGGGTTCGTAAAGGCCCCGCACTTGGAGCCTTCACCAACCCAGCCGACCCACTTTTAAACACCCGACACCCATGGCACTCGCCGACTTCCAGCAACTCGTGATGGACCTGGTCTCCGACCAAGACAAGGCCGTCACGCCCGGCGTGCGCGACCGTGCCATCGAACAGGCGCGCGTACGCTACAGCGCCGACATGGCTGCGGCGCATGTGCTGGACGCCGACAACGACACCATCGCGCTGGAGCACCGTCTGCCCGTTGCCCAGTACGCGGCGCATTTGCTGTGCCAGCAGCTTGCCGCGCGCTACAGCGGCGAGCGCGAGACGGCTACGGGTGCCGACGTGGCCCGCACCGAAAGCCGTGCCCGCAACTACGCAGCCCGCGCCAAGGAATACCGCGCGGCCTACTACCAAGGCACGGGCCAGGCCGACCCCTTTGCACCTGCAGGCGCGCCCGCAGGCGGGCAGGCCGCCGCAGCTGCCGTGGTGTCTTGGCCTGGCAGGCGCCGCCACCAGCTCACGCGAGGTGCGCTGTGAGCCGTTTGCACCTCTCCATCTCCAGCCTGGACGCGCTGCTGCGCGGCTTCGCGCAGGCGCCCGAGGCCACGCGCCGCGAGCTGCTGGGCACCATGACCGAGGCATCGCTGCTGGTGGAGCGCGAGGCCAAGGACCGCACGCCCAAGGCGACGGGCATGACGGCCGCCAGCATCGCCAGCGATGCCTTCTCCACGCCCGTGGGCGTGATCGGCACCGTGGGCAGTTCGCAGCCCTCGCTCACCTTCGTGGAGCTGGGCACCAAGCCGCATCCGGTGAGCGCCGAAGGGCGCGAGGCACTGGCCGCGTGGGCGGTGAAACGGTTGGGCGTTTCCAAGAAGGAAGCGCCGCGCGTGGCCTTCCTCGTGGCCCGCAAGATTGCCCGCAAGGGCACGAAGGCGCAGCGCCCCCTGGGCGAGGCCATCGCAGCCACCGAAGGCCAGGTGCTGCGCTTGTTCGAGGGCGCGGCTGGCCGCGTGGCGGCGAGCCTGGCAGGAGGCGCCGCATGAGCACCCTGCAGCGGCACCGCGCCGCCATCGTGGCCGCCCTGGCCTTGGTACCGGAAATCGGCGTCGTCCACGACCGCGAGCGCCACGCGGACAGCAACGCCGAATTCGCCGATCTCTACGTCTACACGCCGCCGCCCGGCAGCACGCCCGCAGAGCCCCACATCCGTGGCTGGTGGGTGCGCCGCAGCGCCACGGCCGAGCACAGCCCGAACCTGCGCCGCACGGTGAACGTGCACACCTGGACCGTGCGCGGCTACCTCGCCTTCCGCGACGCGGACGCGACCGAGCTGGTGCTCGACAGCCTGGTCGAGCAGTTCCGCGCCGTGGTGCGCGCCGATCCGACCCTGGGCGGCGTGTGCCAGCCCGGCCCGCTGGCAGGCCGCGACGACAGCACCGACGGCGTGCAGGTCGTCGATGCGGGGCCAGTGGTTTTCTCGGGAGTGCTGTGCCACTCCGTTGTCTTGCAACTCAGAACCTGGAGCTACCTGTGACCAAGAAGGCGACCCATGCCCTCACCAGTACCGACGCGCAAGCGCCGCAAGCCCAAGAAGGGCAACAAACCGCGCAGCCGGCCGCAGCCGCAGCAACTACCCCTGCCGCTGGAACTGGCGCCTCCGTGGCTGCTGCCCCGGCGGCCAGCCAGGCCACGGCGGCGCGCGACGCGCACACCGGCCAGGGCGGCAGCTACCGGCGCAACCCGGATGGCACGCGCACGCTGATGGCGCGCACCCAGCCTGCGGCTGCCGCAACCACCAACACCGACTGACCCGATTTTTCTCGGGAGCTAAAAGCCATGTCCGAACCGATTTTCATTAACCAAACCGTCATCCTCGCCAAGGTCGAGGCCTCCAAGGGCACCGACGCCGTGCCCACCGGCGCCAACGCCATCCTCGTGAGCGACGTGACCTTCACCCCGCTGGAAGGCGAGGAGGTCGAGCGCAACAACATCCGCCCGTACTTCGGCGATGGCGGCAGTGCCATGGTGACCCAGTACGCCAAGCTGTCGTTCTCGGTCGAGGCGGCGGGCGTGGCAGCCGCGGGCGACCTGCCGGGCTATGAGGCGCTGCTGCGCGCGTCTGCCACGTCCGTGACCGTGGACGCTGGCGTGGATGTGCGCTTCGCGCCCGTCACCAGCGGCCTGGAGAGCGTGACCATCTACATCGCCGTGGGCCGCAACCTGCAGAAGATGACGGCCGGGATGATCAACACGAAGCTGGCTGGTGACGCCAAGACGATCGCCAAGTGGCAGTTCGAGATCACGGGTACCTACCAGGCCGCCACCGATGCCGTGCTGCCTGCGGTGACCTATGCCCAGTTCCAGGACCCGTTCGGCGTCAACAAGGCGAACTCCACGCTCTCGCTGCACGGCACGCTCGTCGCCGCCAGCGCATTCAGCTTCGACTTCGGCAACACGGTCATCAAGCGCGACCTGATCAACGTGGACACAGTCGAGATCACCGGCCGCAAGAGCACTGGCAGCGTGACGTTCGACAACACGCGCGTGTCGGAAAAGAACTGGGTCGAGCTGGCCCGCCAGTCCGCGCGCGGCCCGCTGGCGTTCACGCATGGCCCTGGCGCCAACAACGTGATCGAACTGATCGCGCCCAACGTGCAGCTCGGCAAGCCCACCTTTGGCGAGGCCGACGGTATCCAGCAGATCACCGTGCCGCTGCGCTATGTGCCCGTTGCCGGCAACGACGAATGGGAAATCGTGGTGCGCTGATCCACGGCGCTACCTGTCCCAGACCACCCATCCAACCCTCAAGAGGTATCCACCATGGCCGTCAAGATTTCCGGTCTCAAGCCCACCATCACCCTGCCCGCCAGGCTCCACCTGCCCGACGACGGCGGCAAGTTCTTCGTGCACGAATTCGACGTGGTCTTCAAGCGCCTGCCCACCGAGCGGCGCGATGAACTGCACGCGATGTACTCCATCGGCAAGCGCGTGGAGACGGTGGCCGAAGGCGCCAGTGAGCCCACCGTGGAGGTCAAGCGCATCAGCACGCCCGAGCTGCTCGACGAGATCGTGGAAGGCTGGGAGCGAATGCTGGACGAACACGGCAACCCCGTGCCCTACAGCCACGAAGAACGCCGGGCCACCGATCTCGTCTACGCCGGCCTGGAGCAGGCCATGGCGGTGAGCTGGTACGACCACATCTTCATTCACCAGCGGGAGGCCGCGCAAAAAAACTCCGGGGCGCAGTCCGGCACTACTTCGGCCGTGACGACGCGCGCCGCCACGTAGTCGATGCCGATCTGCGGGCCGATGCGTCGCTGCTGGGAGTGGACCTCAGCCGGTTGATACCGCCCCAGGCGCAGCGCGACAGCCCGCAGGACTTCGAACTGTGGCCCGAGCATGCCATGGCCTGGGACGTGTACCTGGGCTGTGGCACGCAGTGGGTCAAGACGGTGGGGTTGTGGGGCGTGGCGTGGGAGGGCTTCAATTACCCCGGCGTCGAGGTTGTGATGCGCCGCTACGGCGTGCCGCCGCAGCGGGAAGGCGAGGTGTTCGCCCAGCTTCAGGTGCTGGAGCGGGAGACCGTGAAGCTCCTCAACCAGCGCCAGAAATGAAACAGGCCGGGTGACCCGGCCTGGTTTCGGAAATGAGGGGTGGCACTGCTCAACGGTCGGACACCAGGCAATACAGAAACCAGGCTGGCACGGCCACCACGGGCAGAAATACCCACAGGACTGCAGCCACGGGCTTGAGGGCCAGCAACAGCAGCAGGACGGGAAACCAGAAGCCGGTCAGGAATTTGGACATACAGGGACTTTAAAGCAAATGAGCGCGGTACGCCAAGTCGGCATCAAGATGGTGGTGGATGCACAGTCGGTGACGACTGAGCTGCCCAAGGCGGCGCGTGAGTTCACGAACCTGGGCAACAGCGCGGAACAGGGCGCGGCACGTGCCACGCGCAGCCTGGCACAGGTCAGCATGTCGGTGCGTGACATCGTGCAGGGCGCGGCGGGCCTGCACCTGGTGGGGCAAGGCATCGAGTCGATCAGCAGCGCCATCACGTCGCTGCCGCGCCAGGCGTTTGACTTTTCCAAGAACCTGGAAGTCAGCCAGCTTGGCATGGCGGGCATTCTGGGCAGCATGACGGCCATCAACGGCCAGCAGCTCGACTACAACCGTGCCCTGCAGCTCTCCGGCGAGTACATCAAGAAGCTCAACGACGATGCGCTGCGCACCGCCGCCACAAGCCAGGAACTGACCCAGGTATTCCAGGCGCTGCTCGCGCCTGGGCTGGCCGCCAAGATGAACCTGGAGGAGATTCGCCAGCTTACGGTGGTGGGCACCAACGCCGTCAAGAGCATGGGCCTGGACGCTACCCAGGTCGTGCAGGAGCTGCGCGACCTGGTGGCGGGCGGCATCACGCCGGCCAGCTCGACGCTGGCGAGCGCGCTGGGCCTGAAAGATTCCGACATTGCCAAGGCCAAGGCATCGAGCGAGGGGCTGTTCAAGTTCCTCATGGATCGGCTGCAGGGCTTTCAGGCGGCAAGCGATGCGTTTGGCGACACGTTCAAGGGGCGCCTGGAAACCATCAAGGAAGGTGCCACGCGCGTGGCGGCCGAGGGCATGGAGCCGCTCATCACGGCATCCAAGGCGGCGCTGGGCGAGATCTCGGCGCTGTTCACCACGGTGGACAAGTCCGGCGAGGTGAAGCTGAACCAGGGCTTGGTGGACAGCATCAAGGAGGTGTCGCAGATGGCCGTCACCGGCATCAGCGCCCTGCGCAGCATGGGCGGACTGGTGTACGAGCACCGCGATGCGGTGACTGCGCTGGCGGTGGCCTACGGCAGCATCAAGCTGGTTGCCTTCGTAGCCGAAATGGCAAAGGCCACGGCGGCCAAGGTCGAGGCATTGCAGGCGTCGCGCCTGGCGGCCGTGCAGGCGGCAGCGGAAGCGGCGGGCAATGTGGAGGTGGCGGCCACTTCGCGCCAGAAGGTGGCCGCGTACCTGGCGGAGCTGTCCGCCAAGGTGGCGAATGCCGAGGCCGACGTGGCTGCGCAGACGGCGCGGCTTGCCACCTTGGCGACGACCCAGGACGCCATCGTCGTGGCACGTGCCGACGTGGTTGCGAAGCTAGAGGCGGTGCGCGCGACCATGGCGCAGGCCGAGGCGCAGATCGCGGCGGCGCGGGCCGCAGGCGCCCTGAGCTTTGCCCTGGCCGCTGTGCGCGAAGGCACGGATGCGCTGGCCGCAGCCCAGGCGCGCCATGCCGTGCTGGTCACCGAGCTGGCGACGCTGGGCAGGCAGCAGGCCGGTGTGCAGGCCTCCATTGCTGCGGCCACCACGGCCCAGACGGCGGCGCAGAACGCGGCGGCGGCATCGGCCACGCAACTCGCGGCGGCGCAAAACGCGGCCTCGGTTACTGGGCGGGCGCTTGGTGGGGTGCTGGGCTTGATGGGGGGATGGGTTGGCCTGTTGACCACCGCTGTCACCGTTGGTGCTACTGTTTGGGCCACTTGGGGCAATGCGGGTGCCGACGCTGAACGCAAAACACAAAGCGCTGTGGCGCGGAGCACGCAAGAAATCCTTGCCGACCTCGACAGACAGATCGCCAAGCTCAATCAACGCAACGCGCTCGTTGGCGCGGGCATGGGGGAACTGGCA